GGCCGAGCTCGCGTTGCGCCGCGTGAACCTGGAGCTGCAGAAGTTCCGGATGGATCTCGAGCAGGCGTATCTCGAAGACCGCGCAAGCGCCCGAGCCATGTACGAAAAGGATTCAGGACTGCAGAAGGCGTTTGCGGTCGTTTTCCTTGCCGGGTATCTCGCGATCAGCGGGATCATGCTATGGCTCGTGCTCTCGTTATTCCCGGCCGCCGTGGTGGCGATGGACTTGCCGCAATGGGCGATCGTGCTGATCACGAGCGTATTCACCGCGATGAGCACGAAGGTGAACACAATCGTCGATTTCCTCTACGGAGGATCCCAGGGCGAGCGCGACCAGCGCCAGATTCAATCCCGATTCGAGGATGCAGCGCGGCGCAGCCGCGACGAGGAATAGGCAGCGGTAGCCTTGAAGGCCGCAACGCAACGAGGAGGCGGTATGTCAGATCAGATCAAGCGACTGATCGTGCTCGTGCTGAATCTCGTGGCGTCCGCGATTCTCGGTCTGGCGGTGATCTACGGATGGCCGCTGGAATGGTGGGATGCGGTCACGGTGATCATCGTGATCGTGCTCGACACCTGGGCGGGGATCGAATGGATACCACCGAAGAAGCCGAGCAACCAAACCGGCGGCTCGTCGTAAGGACGAGCTTGACGGTAAAGTAGCATCCCCGCTACAATCGAGCCTACAAACGTAGGCTCGAATTAACGTAGAAGCCTACGGGAGGAGGCGGATATGGAGTAGCAAGGGATGCTACGGACTCGAGAAAAGAAAGCCCGGCGTGGAGGGCGCCGGGCAGAGGGATGGGGGAAACTGATCATGAAGTACGGCTATGATCGAGCGTAGAATACACAATCCCGCCGACAACCGCAAGCCCGATTCGCATCGCCGCACTACATGCAGAGCCCCTATCGTCAACACTGACCAGGAGGGCACCAGATATGCTATTCGCTGAACCCATGACCGAGAACGCCGAAAAGGCGTTTGCCGAGTTCTTCACGTGCACATTCGAGGAATACGACAAGGAGATCAACGGCATGCGGGCATGCGGCAAGCCGGCCTACGGCTATGTTTCACGGCCGACGAAGGCGCTTTGTCTCGAGCACTTCGAGTATGCACGAGGCGCAGCAAAGAACGTCGAAAAGTCAAAGTACGTCACACCAGCGACGGGTTGGAAAAAGGGGCGCAGCGGATGAACTGGCTCGGAACGAATCACCCCCGACCGTGGTCCTCGCTCGTCGACGTGTTCGCCGAAGGCCGGCCGAAACCAATGCCGCGACCACGGACCTATACGGACGCGCGCGGGCGCAGCCGCACGATCAATCCGTCGAGCGTCACACCGTGGAAACACATTCTCGCGATCGCCATGCGCCCCCGCGGCAAACGCGAGCCGGCATCCGGTCCAATCCGCATCCGGCTCGACTTCTTCTTCAAACGGCCGAAACGACTCGCCAAAGCAAGCGATGAGCCTCTTCCCATGCCGAACCGCATGGACGTGGACAATCTCGCAAAGGCGGTCATGGACGTGGCAACTGACATTGGAGTCTACCGCGACGATTGCCAGGTATTCGATCTCCGCGTGAGTAAATGGTACGCGACGACGGACTGGCCCGAAGGCGTGGGCATCGTAATCGAGGAGCTACAGGAGGAAACATGCACGCACCACAAGTGATCTATCTGCAATGGTACGGCGACCAGCCTACCACGAGAATCGACGATGATGACATGGAGGAAAACATTCCTCTGGACGAGCTCGAGGAACCGCCCGACTCCATGGACGTCACATGGTCTGCCGAACCAATCTTCGACGCGGACGTTCCTTATATGCGCGCCATCGCCGACATTCCGCGCGAACTACAGCGCGCGCATGCCCGGATCCGCGAGCTCGAGCTCGAGCAGGAATGGATCAACGACGTCGGCCGGCCCGAGCACCCGGACGACGAACGGCGATGGCTCCCGGCATACCTGGACGCGCGCCGGCGCGTGCTGCAGCTTGCAGACGAGATCATGACGGCGCAGGCGCTCATTGCCGATGGAAACGCGGCCGAAGCACTGGAGCTGATCAGTATGGTCCAAATCCCGTGGAATGAACAAGAAATGGTCAACGGCTTGCGAGGGGCGCCAAATCTGCAGGAAGGAGAAAGCGACCAATGACGAGAATCGAGATCAGACTACCCGAGGAGGCCGCCGCACTGATCGATCGGGATGCGCAGTACAAGGGGCTCACGCGCAACGAATACGTGAAGAACGCGGTCTACAGTCACATGGCCAAATATGCCACCAGCGCCGTGAGAAAGGCGTGGGAGCGATTGCACCGTGTCGAAGTACCCGAAGGGCAGGGGAAATAGCGTGTACCCTACGTTTGTAGGCTCTCAGAGAAAAACAGAAGCGGTCACCTACTGTCAGGAAGGGGAACAGGAGGGAAACACCGTGAGCGAGTACAGGCAATTACACCGGGCGTTCTGGCACAGCGCCTATGTCGAGGAGGAGCTCGATACCACCGGCAAGATGGTCTACCTGTATCTGATCGCCGGGGAGCGGTCGAACATGGAGGGGCTCTACCGCGTATCGCTTGGCCAGATACAGCGCAACGTCGGCACTGATCGGGAGACGTTACAGCGCTGGCTCAACAGGCTCGAGCGCGATCGGATGGCCGGATGGCTGAACGGATGGGCCTGCGTCACCCAGGCGGTGCAGCACATGCCGCAGTCACCGCAGATGATCACGCACGCGCGCGAGCTCTACGAAATGGTCCCGGAGGACGTCATGGCGTGGGCGCTTTCGATCGGCTACAAACTGCCGCCGGCGCTGGAATCGATACGGTATCGATACGGTATCGATAGGGTATCGCACAGACAGACAGACATACAAACAAACCCGAACGAAACGGATACGGTATCGATACGGTATCCGGGGCGCGGCGAACCGATCGACCTGGCCGAGCACTTGCGGACCAGTCTGCCCTGGAAAAAGGCCGAGGGTGGCGAGGGATGAGAATGGTCGACCACTACGAACAGTACAATCGAACCGGACGGGTAACCCGTGATACCGGAGACTGGACCCACATACCGTTTCACGTGCGGATCACCGAGCATCCGGACCGGATCCGCCTTGCCCGTCAGGCCGAAGAGGCGGCAAAGGCGAAGATGCCGCGCAAGCCGGGAATCTTCGAGGCGACATATGAGGAGGTACGCGACAATGAGTGACCCGCGAAAAGTCATGCGAACGTACTCGTCGTGGGAGGAGGCAGCCACCGCACCCGGCAATAAGTACGAGCGCGCGGTGGCGCAGACGACGCTACGGATGAACGGCGTGGACGTGAAGGTTGACATCATCAAGCCACGCCACGGCGAGCCGTGGTACGTTTTCCGTGACACGGGATTGAAGATCGACGCGAAGGTTCGCCCGAGCGTAGTCGATTCGATCAGGCGATGGAGGCCCTGGAGTCTATGAAACACACAGTCAGCCAGCGCAAAGATTTCGTGAACAGCGAGCTCGTCTACGTGTTCGAGATTCACGTATCGCACGAGGAACTCACCGGCCCGGAAGGTGATCGTATCCGGGGCGACATTGAAAGCCTGAAAGACTACTGGCGGAACGCGAAACCGACGAGGGCATTCGATGGGCACGGAGCGAAATAAGTACCTGATCGAGCACCATCCGAAGCGAAAGCAGATCGAGAAGGCGCTGATCAAGCAAGAGCTTTCGCTCGCCGAGATCGGTAAGAAGTACGGGATTCACCCGTCCACATTGTCGCGCTATCGCAAAAACAAGCTCGTCGCGCAGATGGCCGGCGTCACGGTGAACAGGGCAAAACGCAAGACTGGCGCGCGCGCCGGCCCGGCGATCAACGTCGACCGCGTGCAAGCGAAGCTCGAGGAGGACGAGCTGCTCGAGGGCATCGACCTGCTACGGGAAGTGAACGGGATCATCAAGCGCGTGCGAAAGCTCTTTGACGCGTGCGACGCCTATCTCACCGATCCGGCCGATCCGTCGCGCTACACGCTCGCGCCGCGCGCCGAGGAGATTCTGGTACAGAAAGTCACGTACAATGACCGCGGCGCGCCCACCTACGAGAGCATGACGCTGCAGGAGGCGCTCTACGAGGCGAATAACGGCGAGTACGCTTCGCCGCAATCGGAGATCCTGCAGCCGCGGAACATGGCGAACGACCCGCGTACGCTCGTGCTATCGGCGGCCAAGGGGCTGCAGGGGCAAATGAAGCTCTTGATCGACTACGCCGCGGAGCTACGCGCGCAGGGAAACAGCGATATCACGCGCCACCCCGAGTATCACCAGCTCGAGCAAGAGCTCATGGAGGCGTTCAGCAAGTATCCAGAGCTCGTGGAGGAGATAGCGAGTGTCTTCCGTCGCCGCGAGAGTGCTTGAATCCATCCGGATCAATCTCGACCCCGTTGCGTTCGTGCGCGAGCGCATGGGCGTCGAGCCGGAAGGATGGCAGGCGGACATACTCAGAGACTCAGAGCGGCGAATCTGTATCACCTGCAGCCGGCAGATCGGCAAATCCTTCACCGTATCGTTGAAGGCGAGCCAGCACTGCGCGACCACACCGAACGGTCTTGCGCTGATCTTCTCAGACACGCAGCAGCAATCGATCAATCTGATGCGGAAGGCGAAGCAGCATATCCAGCACGCCGGCTTGCCGATCAAGAAGGAGCTACGCACCGAGATCGAGTTTCTCAACGGGGCCCGGATGGTCGCGCTCCCCGGCGACCCGAAGACGTCGCGATCGTGGTCGGATGTGACCATGCTCATAGTCGATGAGGCCGCGTTCGCCGAGGACGAGCTCTACTATGCGGTCGAGCCGATGGTCCTGCAGACGAACGGGCAGATCATTCTACTCTCGAGCGCCTACGAGACGACCGGCTTTTTCTACAAGATCGCTACCGGAGACGACCCGTACTGGAGCCGCTATCGCGTCACCGTATGGGAGAGCGAGCGCGTGCCGCGCGAATGGATCGAGCGAAAACAGCTACTCACGCCGGACTACCAGTTCAGGCGCGAGTATCTGGCCGAGTTCGTGGACCCCGAAGGTGCGACTTTCACAGCCGAACAGATCCGGGATATGTTCGACAACGACGTGAAGCCGCTTGGCGAAGAGGGCGAGCACACGATCATGAATCCGGAGGTAGAGGCGCTATGAGCATGATAGACGAAATGCGCAAACGGGCGATCGAGGCGCACGTGCACCAACTCGCCAAGACGCTGAGCAAAGAACGATCGAACGAGCTTCTCTACGGCACAAAATGGCCGGATCCGTTGACGACAACATACAAGATACAGTGGGGGGAACCAATGAACGACGACTATGTAGAACGAGCTCGCAACGCGACGATCGAGGAATGTGCCTCGCACTTGATCGCCGTACAGATGGACAACGCGGAAGCGTATGCGAAAGAGCTGCGCACGATGAAGCGCGAGGACGTACCAAATCCGTGGTGGATGCGCGAGGACAAGCCAACGTCAGAGCCCACGGTCATCCCGTGGAAAGCATGGTTCGGCCTATGTACCGCGATAGCCGATGCCGCATGGGGAGGGAGCGCGCAGCAACCGGATCCCATGGAGATCGACGAACTTGCGCGGGCCCGAGAGCTCCGCTGGATGGATCACCGATTCAGGCCGGCGTCGCGGCCGGAAGGCTACGAGGTACCCGAGCCGTGAAGTACGTGATGGGCGTGGACGTGGGAACGCGCCAGGACCACAGCGCGATCGTGCTCGTGCGCAGAAGCGAACGCCTGCAGCCGGGGCGCGCGCTTCCCGGTACGTGGGAAGAGCTGAGCGAACGGCGCATGATCTACTCGACGTATGAGGTACCGCTGATGGAGCGTCTCCCGCTCGGTATCGAGTACCGACAACTGATCGCGCGGATCCGCTCTATCCTGGACATGCCGCAGCTATTCCGGCAGGACATCCAGATCGTGATGGACGCCACTGGCGTCGGCTACCCCGTGGTCCAGCAGATGATCGGCGGCGGGATCGCCGTGGTCGGCGTCACGATCACCGGCGGTACATCGGTAGCGCAGAACGAGGTCGGCTACACCGTCCCGAAACGCGATCTCGTCAGCGCCCTGCAGGTAGTCGCGCAGAATCGCAGGCTGCAGGTCGCGCCGGCGCTCGAGCTCGCCGAGCAATTCGAGAACGAGCTGCGCGTATTCAGGCGCACGACCAGTCAGGCGAAGAACGAAAAGTACAGCGCCGAGGAGGGCGAGCACGACGACATCGTACTCGCCGCGGCGATCGCAGTCTGGTACTTCGAGCGGGCGTTCGGAATCGCCGTCCCGGCCCCCATCCGGGGCGAGGAACAGGCGCCGTCGTATAACCCGCTACGACTATATCGCGACCAAGGGAGGCAAAAGTGACCGTTATCAGTCTTGGGGCCGGCGTTCAATCAACCACGCTGTACCTAATGTCAGCCAGCGGCGAGCTTCCGAGAGCTGACTACGCAATCTTCGCAGATACAGGATGGGAGCCGCAGGCAGTCTACGACCACCTTGATCGGCTAAAAGCGCTGAACGAAATTCCGATTCTCACAGTCAGCGCGGGAAACCTACGAGCAGACGCGCTATCAGACTCTCGTTTCGCATCGATGCCGCTATTCACCAAGAACGAAACGACGGGCAAAGTATCGATGCTGCGCCGGCAATGCACGCGCGAATACAAGGTTGCTCCGATTCAGAAGAAGTGTCGCGAGCTCGGAGCGTCGGCAAAGAACCCAGCCGAGGTATGGGTCGGAATCAGCATCGATGAAGCCCACCGGATGAAAGACAGCTTTGTGAAGTACACAACGCATCGCTGGCCGCTGATCGATGCACGCATCGACCGCAATGCCTGCAGGATCTACCTTGAGGCACGCGGATGGGACGTTCCAAAGTCAAGTTGCATTGGATGCCCGTTCCATGACGACCACTACTGGCGTCGCCTGAAAATGGACTCGCCGGAAGAGTTTGCCGACGCGGTGGCGTTCGACCGCTCGATCCGGAAGCTTGATCGATTGCAGGATGAAACGTTCCTTCACAGGAGCGCGCGCCCGCTTGAAAACGTGGACTTCTCCGAGGATCAGGGGGATCTATGGGGCAACGAATGCGAAGGCTACTGCGGATTGTAGAAAAGCCTTGCAATAAAATAGCAGCCGTGCTAAATTAGATGGCAGGAGGCTACTATGTCAGGAGGGCGAACCGGCTACGATCCGAACCGATGGTACACGTCGGACGATGAGCTCGATACCTGCTACCGATGCGGCCAAGGCGTCGAGGTCTATCTCGACGAGTCAGACCTTTGTCTCGGCGAGCGGTGCCCGCGGTGCCGATGGCAGATCAACTTTGACCGGGACAAACCGCGAAAAGTGTCCTACGGCGCACCCGTAGAGGTCACCGCATGATCAACCGCGACGAACTGCGCGCGGCCTTGGAGCGTGGCCGCGCCGCGCACACTGAATGGTTTCGGCTCGTGTTCCACGGATCCGGACCGGAGACAGACGCGGCTCGCCAGCAATGGGAAGCGTGCGCGGCCGAGATCGTCGCATTGACGACGCCGGCCGCCGCGCGCCAGGATCCACGACGGGCAAGATGATGACGCACGTATCGCTTTTCACCGGTATCGGCGGTCTGGACCTGGCCGCCGAGGCCGCCGGTTTTCGCACGATCCTGCAGGTAGAGCGCGACCCGTATGCGCTGCGCGTGCTCGAGCGACACTGGCCGGACGTACCACGACTCACCGACATCGCGGAGGTAACAGCGGATGAACGATGGATCTACCCTACCGTTATTTCCGGAGGATTCCCGTGCCAGCCGTTCTCTCAGGCCGGGAAGCGAGGAGGCGCGGAGGATGACCGCTACCTCTGGCCGCAGATGCTACGAGTTGTTCGCGAGCTATCCCCGACATACGTCGTGGCAGAGAACGTTTCTGGACTACTTTCTCTCAACGATGGAGCCGAGTTCGAGCTTGTGCTTTCTGACCTGGAGCGTGAAGGATACGAAACACTCCCGTTCCATTATCCGGCTGCAAGCGTCGGCGCCCCGCACAGGAGGGACCGAGTATTCATTGTTGCCCACGCCGGACACGGGCCTCAGCCCAAATGGTCACGGGATTCGCGGCGGCAAGTTAGGGAACGGACATCAAAGCGGAGCGTCGTTGCATCAATACGTGAAAATGTTCCCGACTCCCACCGCGATCGACCACAAGCGGGGCGATTACCAGTACGACCGGGGCGACCACACGAAGGCGAGGCCGAGCCTGCAGGGCCTCGCGAAGATGGTAGCGACGCCGGACGCGAACGTCTGGAAGGGAGGCAACCGGAAAGCACAACTCACGGATCCGAAGTATGGAATCACGCCGAATGGTGGGCAACTGAACCCGACGTGGGTCGAGTGGCTCATGGGATTCCCAATCGGGTGGACCGATTGCGAAGTCTCGGAAACGCAGTAGTACCCCAGCAGGCGTACCCGATATTCGCAACAATCGCAGCACTGGAGAACAGGAGGAGCAGCTAATGCCGAACATCTACTTCCCCGCAGCCGTCGTGGACGATAACCCGCCCATGCACGAGCTCAGCGAGAACAACCTACCGGGAGATCCGAACGAACTGTACGTGAAGCTCGCAGACTACGAGGCCCGAGAGAAGGAGCTCCAAGAGCGCGTAGTCCGATGGGCCGAGATTGCGATGGAGCTCCGCGTCAAGATGGAGAGCGCCATTGATCAACTGGACTTGGCGCTACAGGAGGCAGAACAGGTATGAAGCGGTTGAAGTACTACGAGAGCGCGGAGGCGTATCTCCGCGAAGAGCACGGGATCCAAAGCGAGAACCACGCCTACGATCTACTCGAGGACATCGAGCGCCGGCTCACCGAGTTGCACGAGCTGCGCGCCGACGTGAAGCAGGCCACATACGCCACGTTTGGCGGATGGCATACACCACAGGAAAGGGGCATAGCATGAGAAGGAGCAAGGACGACGAGAGCCGCGTGCCAGTGATCACCGCGATCCTGGAAGCGGAGGTTGCCGCAGGCCGGCAGCTCGACCCGCCGGACATCGCAGACGCGATCAACCCGAGGTACTTCGCCGACGCGGAGAACCGGGCCGAGGTCGTCGAGCGCATCGCACGGTGCAAGGCGAGCACGCCGTATCGCCTACTGGCCGAAGAGCACGATCTCGCGCCAGTCGAGGGACCGATCACGGTCGACGAAGAGGAGCGAACAGCATGAAGGTATGGCGATTCGAGCTACAGTCAGTGACGAGACAGGTCGTGGACATCCCGCTTCCGGCGGACATCATCCACGTCGGGACGGTAGATGGGAAGATCAACGTATGGGCGATTGTCCAGCCGCAGGAAGACGGGTACCAGCGCCCGGTGGAGCTCGAGCTCTACAGGACCGGAGAGCCGTTTCAGGAGCTCGACGACAGCGAGTATCGCGTGCACGTCGCCACGGTGAAAACGCGCATGATGGGCACCGGCCCCGTGCACGTGTTCCAGGTACTCGAGCGCCCGGAAGGGTATCAGGATGAGTGAGCCGATCCGTTTCGAGCAGGACACCGTATACCGCACGTTTTCAGGCGTGCGGTATCGGTGCACGTACCGAACAGCCATGTACGCGACGTTCGCCGCCGACGGGAGCACGGACGAAGAGCGCAAGCAGATCCACGTGGTACAGGACGCCGGCGCCGGCCGGACGGTCGAGACAGCGAGCCCGTTCGGGAAGATGATCAAGGCAAGTGATCGTGCCGATCAGCCCGCCAAACGGGTCGAGCGAAAGCGACGTGCGATCAAGTTTCGCGACGGCACAGCGTACGAGAACGACCGAGGAGGATGGCGCAAGGTCGTGATAGCGCCTGACGGACGCACGATTCGCGGGGCCCACAAGGCGCAGCCGGCAACGAAGAAGGACCGTCGCCGCGCGCGCCGCGGCGAGCCGTATCGGAGTCGATCCGGGGCCATGCTCCAGGTAGTCGACGGTCAGATCAGGGAGGTATGACAGGATGAGCAGAGTCAGAAAGGTGGGGTCGCGCTACCTACTCGAGATAGCAACCACGGTCGACGTGGGCAAGGTAGACGTGGACGTCGAGATCGACGTGGGCGAAGAGCTCGGCGATATGATCGACATGGTAGCGGTCGAGCGTCCGCAAATGATGGGCGAGATACTTGGACAGGTCGACGCGGATCCGCGACTGATCGTCGGATTCATCCGAGAGGCGAAGCGCTTTGTCGGTTCGTGGGAGCACGAGGTCAAGCCGATGCTACTGGAGGCGATTGAATCATGATCACCGGATTCGAGGAGCAAACCGAAGCACTGAGCGACGAGGAAATGCGGCAGGCCGCCGACATCGCGGACATGCTCTATCGCAATCCGATATGGCACACGTCCGATGAGATCGCGCGGTACCTGGGACTGCCGGCGGGCAACCGGAAGGCGGGCCCGCGCATCCGCAAGATCGTGAATCACATACGGCGGTCGGGCATGGTTCCGTGTCTGATCGCGACCAGTCAAGGGTACAAGGTCGCCACGAGCCGGTCGGAGGTACTCGAGTACCTGCACAGTCTCGAGGGGCGGCTGTCAGCGATCGCCGCGGTGAAGCGCGCGCTCGCATCGCAGATGGAAGACGTGTTCCCGGCGGGGGAGCAACTGGACCTAATCGGGGAGGAATAGATGGCCAAGCTACCAGACAACTACGGAGATTACGCCGGGTACATCGAGGACGCGCTCTACGAACTGAAAGTCAGGATGGAAACCGCGCAACTGGATATCGAAAACGCGAAAGCGGGACTTATCGACGAGGTTGATAAGTATCGGGATAAGGCAGTGGAAGCCGAGAGGCGGCTCATGAATATCGGAGAGACGAGCATACGCTCACGCGGTGGGGCGTCAATGACCATTGACACTGGGTGGTATCACGAGATCAGACGCCAGGCGATGGAAGAGTGTCGGAAGGTACTGACGTCGATGATCGGAGAGGCGTTCGAGTTCGGAACAGATCCGTTGCAGGTCGCCGAGCGCCGGATGGCCGAGCTCACGCAGATGGAAGAGCTCGCGATAGCTTGCGGTGAAGAAGACGCCAGGACATATCGCACGCTGAGCAAAAGGCGATTACCGGCTGCGCAGCACTTTGACGTGAAGCTACAGTTTACGAAGAACAGCGAGGGAGAGCACGTTGCCGAAGCGGTGGAAGTCGACACCGGAGGCGAGATCACGCGCTACCTTCCGGTCGAGGTTGTCGAGCAAGAGGAGCCGAAGATCGGGCCCATCGTGAATGTAGAATGGACCGACGACCAGTCGTGACAAAAGGGTTGCGATAAAGTAGCAGACGTGCTAAATTAAGAGGCGATGATGAACGTCAGGAAACGAACAGGCTATCGGCATCCGGTTTGTGCAATGTGCCGATGGTATCAGTGGGACCGGCTCGGCGGGACTTGCGGCGTGATGGGCGCGGTCGCGAGCATGGTCAATGGAGATCGAACGTGTCGGGCAATGTTCGAGCCCAATCATCCGGGGCGTGGGTCAGCGCTTGAGCGACTGGAACGTTACTATGCGACGGCGCGCCGGTGGTGGCGAGAAGCTCGAGTAGCACGGCGACATGCGAAGATGCTGCAAAGGGAGCTTTCGCGGCGGGGATATTGGGATGCAAGCCCGCCGGCAAGCGTCGAAGCGATGCAGCTCGCGGCTGCGAATACTGAGTTACGGAAGCTGCGCGAAGAGAATGCGGAGCTGATCAATCAACTGGCAACCAGAAGGGGGCAATGATGAGAGTCAGGTATCAGGCAGCATGCGAGTGCGAACCGCTGAGCGTGCGACCCGAGCTCGTGGATCACACGCACGATCCGAACGCGACCGAGTGGGACGTCGAGCTCGTGGTTCGGTGCGCGCATTGCGGAGCTCGCTACAACGAGAACGTCCAGCATGAACGGGCCGGGCGGCAGGCGCAGGATCTTCGCCGGCTGAGCGAAATGATCCGAGGGGTCAAAGATGAGGGCGATGATACTCGGCCGCAGATATGAGTGGCGCCGGCAGACGTGGTTGCGGTGGATGATACGGCGGGTGCGCTACGGTATGGGGCGGAAACTGCAACGCAGAATGCAACGTGATGCGCGCGGGAGGCGATGCAGATGGCATTGACAGCACGACAGGCAGCGAGACAGATCGGTTGCGCGTATTCGACGGTCACGCTGCACTGCCGGAAGATGGGCATAGCGCGGGTCGGCCGCGAATGGATCCTTGACGAGGACCAGGTAGCCGAGCTCGCACAGCGGATCCGCGAGCGCCGCGGGCGGCCGTGGGATCGAGAAAGGAGCAGGGCATGACGGACAAGGGAAAGGTGACACCGACACAGACGCTTTTCGTGGCAGGACTCGCGGCAGGATTCGCAATCTGCTACCACGTATTCAGCGGGATGGATCTTATTCACGAGCTTGGACATGCATTGTTCGTCGTGCTGCGCGGAGGCGAGGTCGGCGTGATCAGGTTCGACTATATCACCGCCAGCGGATACGACGGGATGAGCGCGTACATGGGAACCGGATTCGCGATCATGGTCCGCGCGGTCGCGCTGGTATGGCTGTCGTCGAAGAAGGCGAATCCGGCGATCGTGGGATGGATATGGGGCCGGCTCGTGATCGAATGGCTCGGATGGTTCGTCGGCAACGGGATCGACGCATCGCTCATGACGTGGAACGAGTACGTGATATGGACTGGCCTGCACGTGAGCGCGTTTGCCGGTTTTGTGATCGGAGCGACAGTGGTGACCGCGCGCATGGTCGTAACCTGGCAGCCAAAAGAAGAGCGCGAAGCGCAGCGCAAGGCGAAGGAGCTCGCCGACGAAATGACGAGGCGAGTCGCATGACACTCGACGAACGTCTGAGCGAGATAGAGCATCGACCGACTACGTGGACTATAGATGACTGCAAAGACCTTCTCGCCCTCGCCCGAGAGTACCGCGACGAGCTGGCCGAGGCGGTGCGGTTGCTTCAACAGGCCCAGCCTTTGGTGCCGGGATTTAGGGCAATTAAGACGCTCCTCGCCCGCCACGAAGGAGAGAACCATGATTGATAACGTGCAGCGCTACGACATCGACGACGACACCGGAACGATGGCCCCGACAACGAACGGCGCATACGTGCTGTACAATCGGTTTATAGCTCGCGAAACGTACTGGAAGATTCGCATCGCAGAGCTGGAGCAGGAATGCGAAGACCTCGACAGGTACTCCAGAGATGTGGTCAGGGCAGCAGACGCAGAGGTCAATCTCCGCGCCAAGCTCGCCCGAGCGGTAGAAGCGCTGAGCGACATCGCGGACACGTCTTTCATCGACGATCAAGGCGATAAGGAAAGTCTGAGGCGATACGCAGTGTGTAACCGACTGGCAAGTGAAGCTCTCGCCGCCCTGCAAGACGTACCACAGGTGTCACAAACTGTGGACGATCCTATCACGGACTGTGACAAGCTCCGCGAGGAGCGGGATAGGCTCGACGCCATTGCGGTGAAGCGGGCGAAGACCATCGCGTACATCTACTCGGTGCTCCAAGACTTCGAGAGCGGTGATGCTGACGACCCGGTTGATCGATGCCTCGCTGCGATTCGTAAGTCGGACACTCTCCACCCCGACACCCCGGAGCAGGGCGAACGCGGAGGTGCGGAATGAGACATCGAACACACGATGACCTCGTCAGAATCGCGGAGGGGTGGCTTGCTCGAAATCCTCAGTTTGAGAGCCGCCGCGCAGACGATGGTAGCCAATGGCCCGACATTAGGGGTGCGTGTGCGTTCGTGCTCACTGAGGCTGGGTGCTGGACATCGGCAGAAATGCCAGACGCGATAGGGTGGCATGGGGGATGGACGTTCTTGATCGAATGCAAGGCATCGCGTGCCGACTTCAAAGCCGATGCAAGCAAGAGTTTTCGGGTAAACCCAGCGCACGGCGTTGGAGACTTCCGGTACTACCTGACCACTGGTCCCGACATCATCAGCGAGCAGGATATCCCAGAAAAGTGGGGGCTTCTGCATCTGACTCCACGTGGGCGCGTTATTGTGGTTCGCCACGCTGAGCATCATGAGGAGAAGTCGTACCATGCGGAGAACGAGCTGGTCATAGCTGCAATGCGCCGGATTGTTTACTCCCCATCTATCGAGGGTGTGAGAATCAACCTCAACATGGTCGGACGATCACGCAAGAAAACCACCATGACCATCGTGGCAGACACCCCGGAGCAGGGCGAGACATGCCAGTGGGGCCAAGAGGAAGATGATGAGTGGGGTATATGGGGTACCGAGTGTAGGGAGTCATTCCAGTTCAGTCACGACGGGGTAATGGAAAACAACTTTCGATACTGCCCCTACTGCGGCAAGCCCATCGAAACCAGCGAAGACAAGCAGGAGGATCCGTGCAAGGACTGTCAGGATTGATACAATTCCACTGGCCCGGCATCGCGTTCACGGCGGCCCAGGCGATCGTTTACAGCTTTACGATATGGCTCACGATCATTGTGACCCGGTGGACGCTCCGACGCCGGCATGAGGTAGACGATCGGGAAGAGCTTGTAGGAACGATCCACGAAAAGCAGGGCGAGATCAACCGCTTGACACACGAGCGCGACGACGCGCGAGCAGAAGTCGGGCGGCTACGTGCCATTCTCATTGCGAACACGCAGCTCGCCGCGCAACTTCTACAGAACCACGAGAGCGCACACGTCGCTACCGGAGACGCGAATGGCACGGGATAAGCGCAATCTCACGAAGAACCTATCTTTTCGGGCTCATGCTGCAGCGTATGAAGCAATGCGTGCAGTAATGGCGGCGACCGGCGAAACCTACGGCGAGTTTCTCCGGAAGGCTATGATCTTTCGAATTAACCACATTGCCGATGAGCTTGACAGCGAAGCGGAGACGGAGTCGAACCCCACGCTACGAACGCTGAAACGTGCGCAGGCGGCGTACATCCGGCAGGAGCTGGAGCCCATTGACGTACCAGACGAAGAATCTGTAAGGTAGTCTCACCTTTCTGGCAGTGGCGATGGCCGTCACAGCTCCTTTGCCCCCGGTTGCCCGCCGGGGGCTTTCTTTTGCCCGCCGCGAAACAGGGACTTGGAACAATCGCGACACATGCAGTATAGTAGGCCGAAGAGGGCGTATGCCGGCGAAGGTGGCGAAGCGAGGAAAGCGATACCGCGTCGTGGAGCCGAACGGTCAGATCGTACGCAACAAGAGCGGTTCCCCTGTCGATGGGGGAGGACACACCAGCCGTAACGCAGCCCAACGCCAGGCCAACGCGATCAATGCGAAGCAGGAGTAAACGCGATGAGTGACTGGCAGATGACCGATCCACTCGGAACCCCTCAGACCGGGCCGAACCGCTTTGACATCATGGCGAGCGGTCTGCGCGGCCGCGATCGCAACAAGCGACCACCCGGCGAGCCGATTCGCGTGAAGAACGGCAACCAGCTCGTCGAGAGCGGATTCTATCGACGCGAGCAGAACGGTCGGATCCAGTACGTCGACCAGGATGGCAACCCTATCGAGGGTCAGCAGCAGGAAGCGGCGCGCGCGTTCGATCTTGCGCAGAGGGAAGGCAAAGTGTTCGATCTTGAATCGCAACAGGCGGTCAACATGCCCTCCGGCGGAGACGCTCCGGATCGCAGCGGAGAACGCCAGCGCGCGCCGGCCGAAGGCGCGGCGCGCGAGAACCGGACCGATTTCGTAGGCGAGCGACGTGAACAGCGCGAACAGCGCATGAGCGAAGCCCGTGCATCCGGCGGCGTCAGCTTTCATCCGGATGGCACCGCGTTCGTGCCCACCCCGGAAGGACTCACAATCGGATCCGGAAACACCGCGGCGGCTCCGCGCGAGATCAACTACAGAACGGCGCGCGATCTTTCCCCCGATCAGGCGCGTGAGATCTATCGCAAAGCGTTCGGCCGCGATCTCCCGCCAGACCGAAACCCGGTCGAGGCGTTGAGCGAAGAACTGCGCAACGCCCAGGGCAACATGCGGAGGCAGTAACCCATGAGCGATACCGCGCTGGTAAGCAGACAGGACGCCCGAACCGCACGACTCACGAGCGAAATCCTTACGCGGCTCGAGGAAATGAAGAAGATCCGCCAGCGCGAAGAATCCATTTGGGAAGACATCACCGAGATCATCGCGCCCGAGTACTCGGACATCATGAACGAGGTCGCCGACGCATCGCTACCCGAGCGGCGCGTGGCGCAGAACTTCGACGCCACCGGGCGGGACGCGCTGCGCTTGTGGGCAAACGGTTTTCAAGGCTACACGACGCCGCGCAATTCCCCGTGGGTCAAGGAAACGCTCGCTGACCACAAGCTCATGAAAGCCGCCGGCGTCCGACGCTATCTCCAGGAGCGCACGGAAGTCATCACGTGGCAACTGCAGAGCTCCAACTTCTACGACAGCATTCAGCCCGTGTTGAAGGCCGGCGGATCCGTCGGCACCGGCGGATGGACCATCGATTTCAGTCAGGCGCACCGAAAGCTGCACTTCCGACCGCGGCATCCGAATCAGGTATACATCGCCGAGAACGCGCTCGGCATGGTGGATACGGTCTACATCGTCGAAGAGCTCAACTGGCGGCAGATCGTCGACGAGTTCGGCGAGCAAGCGCTCGAGTCACACGAGCTGGATCAAGCGCGCCGGCAGCCGCTTGCGACGAAAAAGGTACTCCACGCGTGCTACCCGCGACGCGACAAAATGGTCGATGGACTGCGCGTGAACACGGACAAGAACTATGCGAGCGTCTGGATCCTCATGGGTCCAAACCGCATGCTGCGCGAATCCGGATACGACAGATTGCGCGACATCTTCTGGCGCTTCTCGCGCTATCCCGGCTCCCCGTACGGACGCGGGCCGAGCCACCTTGCGCTGATCGATCTCTTGCGAGCCGAGAAGATCAACGAGACGATGCTGCTCGCCGCGGACCTGGCGGTGCGCCCGCCGATGCAGTACCCGGCCGAGCTCGAGGGAAAGCTGAACCTGAACCCACACGGCATGACGCCGTACTACGACCCGCGGCGGCAGGTCACGCAGGTCGCGGCGGTCGGCAGCTACCCGTGGGGGGTGGATCTCCAGGACGATATCCGGGAGTCGATTCGCCGTCACTACCACGTTGATTTCTGGCTCATGCTGAGCCAGAGCCAGTCTGGCCAGCGCACCGCCTATGAGACGGCGCAGCTCGCCGGCGAGAAGGCCGCCGTCATGGGCGCCGAGGTCGGGCGCTACGAAAGCGAGTTCTTGGATCCGTCGCTTGCGACAATCGCTTACATTCTCGAGCAGGAAGGCATGATGCCGGATCCGCCGCCGGAGATCCGGGATCGTATCGCAGACACCCGGTTCACCTACGACGGGCCCCTGGCGCAGCTCCAGAAGCGTCACTATGGGCAGATGAACGTGATCCAGATTCTCAACCAGGCGTCGCTCGTGACGCAGATGATCCCCGAGACGATCGACTACATCGACGGGAATGCGCTCATGAAGGAGGCGCTTCGCCGCATGGACACGCCCGAGGATCTGATCCGAAGCGAAGAAGACGTACAGGCGATCAGAGAGCAGCGTAACAGGATGGCCGCGCAGGAGCGCGAGATCGCGCTCGCCAAGCAGGCGGCGGAGCTACAGGCAACACTTGCCAAGGCCGGCGGATCCGGGATGCCCGGAGGGGGCGGCACGGCGCGACCACCGGGGATAGGATGAGCGAGCAACTTGAGCACGACGGCATAGACCGCATTCTCGAGCGCGTACGGCAGGAGTATCTCCAGATCGACGCGAACACCATCAACACGTGGAGGGAGGTTTTCGGCACAGAGAACGGAAAGGAAGTGCTCGCCAAGCTACTGAGCATCCTGGGCCACTTCTCGACGTCAGACGCGTCGGCGGCCGAGGCAGCGCTCGGAAACGTGGCGAAGCTGATTCTCGCGGAGCTCGGCATATGGCATGCTGAACAGCTCCGCAGTGTAACAGCGGCGTATCTTGAGATCCCCGGGAGGATCCCGAGCTACAATCGACCAAAACGAACGGAGTAACAGGAACGCATGGACCCAAATAGCCAAACGTCCGAAACCGATGCAGCTCCGCAGGATGGCGCCACTCAGACCGACGCCACCCCGCAGAGTGAACCCGCGACGGGCGACAATGGGCGAACGGACTCACCCCAAGCGTCGGACTCGTGGCACCGCCAACTGCGCCTTGATCTACGCGGAAACGAAGCGCTCGCCGGCATCAATTCGCCGAGCGAGCTCGCCGAGCGTTACATCGAGCAGCAGAAGAACGGAATCACCGTACCCGGCGAGGATGCCACGGATGAGGATCGGGCAGCGTACTATCAGAAGATAGGCGTACCCGAGTCACCCGAAGGCTACCAACTTGAGCCGAACGAGATCGTACCAGAGAAGTACGTCAGTGAGTTCGCCCAACGCGCCCACGAGGCGCACTTGACGCCCGAGCAGGCACAGACGCTCTACGAAAAGAACGTCGAGGCCCACCGATCAGCGCTCGAGGAGCACAACAAAGCGGCCGATGCCGCGGAGAAAGGCTTGCGAGAGGAATGGTCGGACAACTACGAGGCCAATGCGGAAGCGGCGGTGGAAGCAGCGCGCAAACTGGGAGGCGACAAGCTCGCGAAAACGCTGGCAGAATTGCCGGCGACCGTGAGCGTCGATCTATTCCGCGCATTCCACCAGGTCGCGACGATGATCAGCGAAGACCGGGGCCCCGCGGGGCAGCCGGGCAGCCTGGGCGGCGAAGACGGACGAAGCATCAACACTGGACTGCCTATGCTCGATTTCGGGAGGAGCTCATAGGGATTGGTAGCGCGTCAAAGGAGAACGCGCAATGTCAACCCTTTCACAGAACGTAATCACCGTTCTCGAGCAGGCCAAGCGCCGCTACAACGGTGAGGTCCAGAAGATCGCCGAGATCCTGGACGAATTGAACGATATCTTCAAGACCGCCGCGGCCTACGAGGGCAACGACGTGCACAGCCACGTTTCCACGATCCGTGGAGCCCTTCCGACGGTGAGCGCCCGAGGTCCGAACGAAGGCGCGACGAACACCGTCAGCAAGGTCCGCCAGGTCCGTGAGGGTATCATGGTCCTGGACTCGATCATTCAGGTGGACGAGCTGATCTACGGGCCCGAGCCCGATTTCAACGAGTTCATGATGGGTGAAGTCAAGGCACACATGGAGGCAGAGCTCCAGGCGTTCGCCTACAACTTCATCTACGGGAACACCGCAAGTGACCCGAAGGTGATCGACGGTCTGGCCACGCGGTACAACGCGCTGGCGTCGAATCACGTCGTGAGCGCCGGCGGTTCGGGAAGCGATCTCACGAGCGTGTGGCTCGTCGAATGGGGCCGCGACGCCGCGCACCTTTTCTACCCGAAGGGTAGCGAGGCCGGTATCATGTCGAAGGCGCTCGGCGAGAACACGCTCTACGACTCGAGCTCGAAGCCGTACCGCGGCTACGAGTACCAGGTCCAGGTGAAGATCGGCCTCGCGATTCCCGACGAGGATCGCGCCGTGCACCGCCTGGCCAACGTCGAAAGCGCCGGGACGTCCAACAACCTGCGCGCCGACAACGTGGCGGAGAATCTGATTCTCCTGCAGGCCCAGCTCCCGCGGTTCGGCCGCGACAGCGTGATCTACGTCAACCGGACCACCAAGGGTCAGTTCGACGTGTGGGCGCACGACAAGTCGAACGCCTACTTCACCCTGGACGTGCTCCAGGATGGAACGAACATCACGCGTTTCAATGGATCTCCGATCGCAGTCGTCGAGCAGATTCTCGACACCGAGTCGGCCGTCTCATAAAGCGTCATGCCGCCCCGCGCAGGGGCGGCGTGAATCTCCTTACAGGAGGAGGACAGTATGGCAATCGTTGATGCACTGCATCGATTCTCCGACAATCAGGCGCTCACCGCATCGGCCGCGGCGACGAACAACCTGGATCTCTACGCGGCCGAGGATCCCGGTTTCGGTGAAGGGACGCCCGTGCGGCTCGTGTTCACCGTGGAAACCGAGCTCGACAGCGCCGCAGACGGCGCGAGTCTCGTGGTATCGCTCGTGGACGACGCGGCCGAACCCATCGACGGCTCGAGCACGGTGATCGTGGAATCCGCCGCTATCGCCGAGGCCAGTCTCGGCGCAGGCTACCGCCTGGAAATGATCGTGCCGCCGGGCTCGATCAAGCGGTACGTCGGTGTCTACTACACCGTCAGCGGAGAGGACTTCACGTCCGGCAACGTGAATTGCTGGCTGGAGGCGCTGTAAGATGGCCGCCAAGAGCAAGCGTTACCGCATCGTCCGGCGGTGCTACTTCGACGGCGCCCTTCGCATGGAGGGCGCCACGATCGACCGTCCGGCGGACTGGCCCGGCCACAAGTACGCACAGTACGTGGCCGACGTCGCCCCCGGCGGCGAGCTCGTCACCGGTGACCCGCCGAAGGGATACAACCCCGACACCGGCATGGTGTACGACGGCTACGATCCGCTTCGCGCCGGCACGTTCGAGGAGCAGATGAAGGCCGCGGGCAAGGAAGTGCCCAAGGCCAAGGCTGCGCCGAAGGACGAGCCGAAGGACGACGGAAAGAAGTGAGCACAAGGGCGGGTCGGTAGCGCGGCCCGCCCGTTTCACTTCCGGAGGAACCGATGAGTACAACCGTCACCAAGATCGTCAACCTGGGATTGACCGCAATCGGCGCCGAGCGCATATCGAGCATCGACGGATCCGACGCAAAGAGCGTGCTCGCAAACGAGCTATGGGACACCGTACGCGACAACGTGCTCGCAGACCCGGAAGCGAACTGGTCCGTGGCGGTCCGGCGCGCCGAGCTCGCGCAGCTCGACATCGACAATTACACGCCGTTCGATTACGCGTATCAGCTTCCCGCCGATCCGCGGTGTCTTCGTGTGATCGGGCTCGTGGATCCGACCAACGACTACGCCGACATCGACGCATCGCAGGCGAAGTACATGATCGAAGGCCGCTCGCTGTACTACGACGGCGATCGGTGCGCGATCAAGTACGTCGCTCAGATCGAAGACGTCACGCTCTTCGACCCGCTTCTCGTCTACGCGATGGCCTACGCCATGGCCGCGGCGATGGCCTTCAAGCTCACGCAGAGCCACGAAAACGAGGAGTACGCGCTCAGGCTCTACGGATCGAAGCGAATGGAAGCCGCCGGCGCGGACGCGGCGCACCGCTGGCAGGGATACCGCGACACGACATCGTTCCGCGACGTTTCGGTCGGCAACCATCCGACGCGCGAGAGGTTCTACGAATGAGTCTCATGACGCCGGTGATCAGTAACTTTGTCCGCGGCGAGCTCAGCCCGCGGATGGAAGGACGAAGCGACGCCGAGGCGTTCTATCAGGGACTCGCCGAGCTGCAGAACGCGCTCGTGCTCCCCCAGGGGGGCGCCGAGAAGCGTCCGGGCACGGTCTGGATGGCCGAGACAGCCGACATCACCGCAGCAAGCAGACTGATCGAGTTCGTCGTGGACGAGAATACCCGCTACGTGCTCGAGTTCTTCGACGGCGGGGTCCGCGTCATGCACAATGACGATGGCGATCATCTTCTGTACACGACCCGCTACACCATGACTCTTGATGCCGCTCCGACACAACCATGGGCCGCCGGGGCGGAACTGACCGGTGGGACATCCGGAGTGACCGCCTACATCTTGAAGCAGAATAGCTCGCTCGAGTATCTGATTTCTGCACCGTCGGGCACATTTACTGACGGCGAAGAGCTTTCAGCCAAGGACGCCGACGGAAACACGCAGAGCGCGAACCAAGGCGCCGGCTATCCAAGCGTCGCCACCAGCACCGTTGACACAATCGTCGTCGAGCAAGACAGCGCAGCGTTCTATGCGCAGGCAGAGCTCTCCACGATCAAATACGTTCAGGCGAACAATCAGCTCGCGCTCGTACAGCCAAACAAGCCCCCAAAACTTCTGACCTACTACGGACCGACGGCGTGGACGTGGGAAGATCTCGAGCTCGCCGTGCCGTCCTGGCAGAGCCCGGAAACCGTCTATATTCGTGATCGTGAAGGAAACATCACCGGCATCCGACGATTCGCGACCACGTACGCCCCGGGGCAAATTGTCGAGTACGCGGGTACGTACTATCGGTGTCTGAACGAAGTCTACTCGGAGACGGAGCCATCAAGCGACACGACGAATTGGGTCGCGATTTCAACCACGATCAACCCGAATCCGTTTGACGAGTCGGGCGACTATCCCGCCGCGGTCGGATACTTTCAAGACCGACTCATCTTTGCCGGCACCATCAATGCCAACAACACAGTCTGGGGCAGCGCGACCGGCTACTACACCCTGTTTCTTCTCGGCCCGACCGACCAGGACGCGTGGCAATACTCGCTTCTCTCCGATCGAAGCGACAAGATTCAGTGGATCGCATCGAAGAACATGCTCATCATCGGCACGACCGGTAGCGAATGGGTCATGGGGGGCGGAGAGGCAGGAATCACACCTCGCTCGGTCGTCGCAGACCGTCGAACAACGTTCGGTAGCGCCAATATCCAGGGCATGCTCATTAACGAGAACGTCCTGTTTGTACAGAAGGGAGCGAAGAAGATTCGCGAATACTTCTATCGCAACGAGCTGCAGGCATATCGCGCGGCCGATCTCACATTCTGGAGCGACCACATCACCGACCCTGGGATTCGTGAGCTTGCGTTCTCGAGCGACCCCGACCCCGTACTGTGGATACTGCGCACCGACGGCGTGCTACTTTCTCTCACCTATGAAAAGTCGACCGAAACGATGGGATGGGCGCGCCACGTGACAGATGGAGAGATCGAGAGCATCGCCACGATCCCCGCGGGATCCGAGGATGAGCTTTGGATGACCGTGAAGCGCACAATCGATGGATCGGTGACTCGGTACGTCGAATACATGAGCGCACGATACCCGACGGACCTGGCCGAACGGCACCACGTGGACGCCGGAACGATTCTTGACGGCGGCGACAGTTTCGCGCTCGAGGCGGCAACCGCCGCCGACCCCGTGAGCGTAACCGCAACGGCGCACGGGCTGAGCACCGGCGACCGTGTGCGGATCACCGACGTCACTGGCATGACCGAGCTCGAGGGCCGTACCTTTCTGATCACCGTGACCGACGCCAACACGTTCACGCTGGACAATGAGGACGGGACGGGCCGTGACCCTGCAACCGCCGGCACGATGGAGCAGGTCTACGCGCAGGTTACTGGACTCACGCACCTGGAAGGCGAAACCGTGAGCATAGCCGTCGACGGCGGCCCGCACGGAGATCGCACAGTAACAAGCGGAACGGTCACACTCGACGACGGACGCTATGGAAACGTCATTCACGTCGGCCTACCGTTCACAATGCGCATGCAGACCATGAACATCATGGCCGCCCTGGCCGAAGCAAAACGCGGCCGAATGCATGCGGTTCGTGCCCGTTTCATCAACACAATGCAGGCACAAGCCGGATACGACCCGGACGCGCTTGAAGAGATCATATTCAGAGAACCGAGCACACCGTACGGACAGCCAACACAATTGTTCACTGGTGAAAAGCTCGTGCCGCTCGGCGGAGATTACGACAACGATCAGCGCGTGACGATCGAGAGTTCTCTCCCGGTCCCGTGTACCGTCGCGGTGATCCTACCGGAGCTCGGCGCATACCGAGGAGGGCAGTGATATGATTCTACTCCCCATCGCAGGAGCGATTGTATCGACAATGGGAGTGACCGGCCTCGCCGGCCGCAGCCTTAACCTGTTCGGAAACAACGCCGAGGCGCGTCGAGAAGAGGAGGAACTGCGCCGACAAGCCGAAGAACAGCGGATTCTCATGGAGAAAGAGCTTGATCTCCGCGAGGACCGACTGCGCACCGATTATCAGCGCACCACGCAACAGATCAAGCGCCAGGCCATGCAGGCGCAGGGAACGCTCCGGGCCACCGCGGGAGCGCGCGGCGTTCGTGGCAACGGATCGGTAGGCGTACAGCGCACCAGGCTCAGCGGCCTCACTCGGGAAAGCCTGAACGAAGCACGTAAGGATCTCCAGCTCGGGCTCGAGCAGATCGACATAGCCAGACTCGGTGGCCAGTACGATATCGCGCGTCTGGAACGCGGTGCCGATGAAGTCGACGCGAACCGCAAATGGCAGCTCGGCGCCGACATCACCGATTTCGTCGGAGATTTCGTAGGGGCAGTGGGCCGCGGTCTGAACATGGGGGTCTCATGAGCGACAACTACGGCGGGCGCGGCATGCGCAACCTGGGT